CTTATCGCTTGTCACTAACTCATCTTTAAGATGTTCGTATTCGATAGCATATTTCATAATTACGCCCCTTTCAAAAACTTAATAAATCCGCCAATTACTACGCAAGCCCCTACGACACTTAAAAGCGCTACCGTAGTCATTCCGATAACTGTAAATATTTCCATTGTTCCGCTCTCCTTCCGTCATAGCCAATCGAGATCGACTGCGTTATTCTCTTCGCTAACTTCGATAATCTGCGCCCTCTCTTCCGCTTTCAAGCATTGCGGCAAGTAGCGCTCTTTCATATATGTCTGCATAAAATTGAACGCCAAGCCCGGATATTGTGGCGTCGGTTTATAATTCGCCAAGCAAGCGTCGATAAACCGCTTAGTTACCGCAATCCCATGCGCATTAGCGAAGTTCTTTAGCATACGCGTATCGACTGCGAAATTCCTTGCGACATACTTAACGCCGAGGATTTCTTCATGCTTGGCGTAGAGATAGTCGCGAAGGTGATTGGCGGACCATTGTTCGGTCGGGATTTCGTTATATTTCTTCGCCATTTTCGTCAACCTCCTCGGAAGATAATACGAATATTTCTCGAACAAAATCGCGATACTTTTCGAAGTCCGAACGTAATTTCATATAAACAATTCCGTCTTCACCCGTATAATCAACTTCGTAAAATATTTCCGATAGCTCCGATATTTCTGCAAACTTTTTCTTTAATCGATCAACCTCCGCCAACAATGCCGGAATGTCTTGGCGGGCGTTGGCGATGAATTCTGCGTTTGATACCGCCTCACTTCGGTCATAATACGATAGGATTGCTTCACCCCTATCGTTTAACTCGACCGTATAACCTCCGTTAACTTCGTAATATTCCCACGGACCAGCCGTAGCTTTCTCCGCCCTTTCGCGGATTGCGTTGAGTTGTTCGATAGTTAAACGGTTCATTATTCCGTCACTCCTTCGCGTGAGTCGTCGATTATCTGATGTGGAGTTTCTTGCGTATAACCAATCGGGATATTGTGTATTGGCTCGCAAATTATTGGCGCAAACTCTTCGTCAACCAAATGCGGAGTTTCTGGATGATCGTTAAACCTAACAACGTCACCCACGCGCACTTCTGTCGGCTGCGGCGCGTTTAAATACTCCGTTGGCACTTCGACTCCTAACGCACGGCGGAGCGCGATTGCTTTTCCGATGTGAACGTTGAAGCAGTCGGTAGGGTCGCACTTGGCGATTCCGCGAGAATAAATTCTATTTCTATATACGTAACCTCTTAGTAGGCACACAACCGTGCGCTTCGTTTTGTTAATGATGTACTCCGCATTTACTCCGACAGTATTAAAAACATAATCGCAATTATATTTACACTTTAACTCCGTTATATCGCGCTTAGCTTTCTCGACGATTTCATCGCGTAATTGTTGCGGGGACTTCGTTGGTGCTTCTTCTTCCGCTGATGATCCGAACGAGGTCATCGCTTTTACCATTCCTTCGTTAAATGAGCGCTTTTTAATTTCGAGCATGATGTCGCTGATTAAGTAATTGAGTTCCGCGTAGTTTAGCGTTTGAAGTTCGCGTTTGAAGTTCGTAAATTCCATTCGTAATCCCTCCGTTAATTTCGTTTTATTTTCGTTAATAAAGGCGTTATTTCCCCGCCGTGACACTTTATATTCCGATGGGATTTCGGCTTGTGTACGGGGCTTGTAGCGCGCTCAGAGCGTGTGTTAATCGTTGATGCCTTCGATAGTGATTCCGAGTAGATTAAGCGTTGTTTGAACTCCGTTTACAAATCCACAGGAGTAACGTACTTGATTACGTTCTGATGTATCAAGTGCCTTACCTTCATAAAATTCAACGATATCATAGTGACTTTTGAACTTCGTTAATAATTCATTTTCGACTTCGTATCCGTTGATTAATGCAGACATTAATATGTCAGGTGTTCCGCCTTCGTTGTCGAAAGCCCATCGTTTAATTGTTAAATCATCTTTTGAAAATAACGCTCCTTTTGCACGGTGCATTATTCCATAATTAGACACGCCTTCTTCTCGTAGAGATTCGATAGCTTCCGCAACTTCGCGCGGTAATATTACTTTTTCGCTCATTATTATTCCACCTTATTTATCGAAAATTAATTTAGCGACCGATATTATCGATAGTTATTAATAGATAGCGATAATAAGTGCTTTTCTTATTAGCGCCATCTTTATGATTCTTATTAATAAATGATTCTAATTAATAATTAACTCTTATTTATGTGACGCCGAGCCGTGTGCGGGTCAAACCGTGTGACGTTGAATACCGATTCGAGTTGATCTATAAACCATTTCTCAACAGAATATAGATTTTGTCTTCCTACTTCATCATCTACGTAAAATACTTTTATACGCGAAATAAATGGGGAATACTCTTCCGTTATCTTCTCTTTCCCGTTTAAATGAGTTCGGATTCTATCTCTCATTTTCTCGCTTTTTCCTACATATAAAGTTTTCCCCGATAAAGAACACAACGCGTAAACGCCTCTTCCGTTCATCGGAATACTTTTAAATTTTCCGTCTACTAAATCTAGTGCATTATATACGCTGGCTTTATCAATCATTTCCTCTAACGGCATTACTCGTAAGTCTTCGCAATTAAATTTATACAATTTCGTCTCCCCTTTCCGTTAAAACTTCTCAAGTCCGCTTATCGGCAATATCGTATACCTAACGTTATCCCACGTCTGCTTACCGTGATCACGCGATTGTACTTTGCGTACGACTGGACGCCCTTGCCATCGATAATCGCATAGCGCTTTGATTCGCCTGTTTGCCGTTTCCCTTCGGACCTTTAGCCGCTCGGCTATCGCATACTGTGTCGGATAGCATTCGCCGTTAGCGTCCATGAAAGCTGCGATTACACATAGCGTCTGCCAACGTTCAGCGCCTAGGTCTGCGATTAGTCCGGAGTGAACGGCTTCTACGTACATTTTTACGAAGATGCGCGTCGATTGCTTGCCGGTTGTTAGCGATAGCTCAGATTGAGATTCAACGGAGACTAGTCGTTCATTATTTGCGTTCAACTTGCGGTACCTCCTTCTGCGTTATTTTCGTTAATTTCGTGACTATTGCCGTAATCACTCCCGATAATTGAGCGATTGCCTATTTCGTTCAATTCTCCATTTTCCGCCTGCTTAATCTTATCTTCAATCTCTTTTAATTTTTCTAGATAGAATTCTTGCTTAAATTTTGGCAACTGTTTTACTAATTTGTACACTGATAACACTCTTACTTTCGACGATACAATTTCATCCTTTTGCTTACACCCTCTTAAGAACACAATTGTTAGTAACTTACAATAAGGAACGTATCTTTGTACCGTATTACAGTTTTTAATCGACCATTCTGATAACTTCGAATCTACCCAAATATTATTTTTTAATACATAGTCAGGATTTAGTACATCGTGTTCGTATTTTTCATACAGAACATTTAACTCAGACATTAACTGATCAGTAATCTTTTCAAAGTCACGACCTAGATTAGACAAAGTGAATAATAACATCTTCCTTGTGTCATAACCGTTTTCTCGCAATATCTTTGAAACTTTTTGTTTTGGAATACCTATTTCTTCAGAAATAAATCTTATAGATTCACCTTTTTTGTATAGTTCAACTATTTCAGATACTAAATTTGGGGTGATTTTTTTTCGGATAGAAATATTTTCTTTTTTCATCCAATTAAATACCGTTGCTCTCGACACCCCCAATTCTTTCGCCACTTCTTTTACAGATTTTTGTAATAATAACTCAAACGCAACTTCTTTAATTGTTTTATGCTTAAGTTCTTTTTTCCGTTTAGCTAACTCCTTTTGGAATCCAACTTCTTTTTTCCAATTATAGAAAGTTTGCTTTGATATGTTACAAATGTTAAGTATCTCTCCCACTTTCAAAGATTTTTCTGGAGGTTGTAATAATAATTCGATCATTTTTAACTGCATAGCCGTTACATTTTTATTTAAATTTTTATTTTTAGATTTACATAGCTTACACTGACTATGCCGATTACCTACTCTTCCAGCATTCACACTAAATTCTTCTAATGACTTCCACTTTTCACATTTAGTACACTTTTTACCTAAAACACCATCTTGTACTTTTAACCTAATTTGTGTTCTTACCATCACTTACCTCCTCCCGTGTGATTAGTAGCTTCATAAAACTATATCCACTCGGAGCAAAAGTCGCGCACTGTTTCGAAAAGTTTTCCGTGTGACTTCCGCCCTTACTAATAATGACGCGTGAGGAAATAAAGTCGCGCAGATTTTCCGGAAATAAAAAAAACGACTACCGTAATAGGCGTCGTTAATTTACTCAATCTTTTTATAACAATTATTCATCGCTCTTATTATGTTTAGAATCGTTGTGTCTTTTTTTGACTTTAATTCCTCGTAATATGCCTTTTTTTCTTCAGATGTCATTTGAACAACTGGAGAATGAATCCTAATAATCGTATTACCTATTTTAAAGGTTTTCATATTTTCAACCGCTCCCCTCATACTACTTATGACGCGAGAGAATCTAAAGTCGCGCTTTATTCTCTAAAGGAATATATCCAACCGAAATAAAATTCGCGCAAGAAATAATTTACAAGTGCGTGTAGTGTCGACTATAATTCGTGTAGAGGTGATTATATGAACAGACCTACTAATCTTAATATTTATATCTACTTACGAAAAAGTAGAAAAGACCTTGAAGAAGAAAAGAAGTCAATCGAATCAGGAGAAACTTACGATACTCTTCAACGCCACCGAGAAACGTTATTCGCTATCGCTAAAAAGGAGCGTCATAATATTATCGATATTTATGAAGAAGTGGTATCGGGCGAATCTGTAACCGAGCGTCCACGAATCCAAGAAATGCTACGTTCGTTTGAGACTACGTCAATCGATGCTGTTCTTGTTATGGACCTAGACCGTTTGGGACGCGGCGACATGCTCGACCAGGGATTACTCGACCGCGCTTTCCGATATTCATCTACGAAAATACTTACGCCATCCGAAATCTACGATCCGAATTCGGAAACATGGGAACTAGTTTTCGGAATCAAGTCGTTGGTTGCCCGCGAAGAATTAAAAGCGATTACTCGACGAATGCAGCGTGGGCGTGTGGCGTCAGCGAAAGAAGGGAAGTCGATAACGAAACATCCACCGTACGGCTATCTTCGCGATGAAAACTTACGATTATATCCCGATGTCGAGACGGCGTGGGTAGTTAAGAAAATGTTCGAAATGATGTGCGATGGCTTCGGACGTCAACATATTGCGCAAGAGTTGGACAAACTCGGAATTAAACCGCCAAATCCTAGACGTGAATATTGGTCGCCAAGTAGCGTAACCGCGATTATAAAGAACGAAGTATATATCGGAAATATCATATGGGGACAAACGGATTACGTTAAAAGGAACGGTAAGTACGTTAAGAAAAAGAATCCGCGCGATAAGTGGATTATTAAAGAAGACGCGCATGAACCGATTGTATCCCGTGAATTATTCGAAAAGGCGAACCGAGCACATACTGGAAGATGGAGACCCTCGACTGAAGCAGCAAAAACATTGTCTAATCCATTAGCAGGCATACTTAAATGTGGAATTTGTGGTTATACAATGTTGTACCAACCTCGTAAAGATAGACCGAACGATGTGATTAGATGTTCTCAATCAAGTTGTAAAGGAAAACAAAAAGGTTCCTCATTATCAATAGTAGAAGAGCGTGTAATTAATATTCTCGCTCAAACCCTAAATTACATTGAAGAAGAATCTAAATTAGAAGAGGACACAAAAGAAAATGAAGTTCCTTACAAGAAAATCCTTTTAGAAAATAAAGAATCGCAACTTAGTGAATTAACAAATCAAAAGAATAAATTGCATGATTTTCTCGAGCAAGGTGTATACGATATTGATACCTTTATGGAAAGACAACAGAATTTAGCAGAAAGAATTAATAATTTAAAAGCTGAAATTAATAACCTCTTAACTGAAATACAAAAAGACGAGTTACGTGAATTTGGTACAAAAGAATTTGAGCCCGTATTAAGAAAGGTTGTTGAGGCATATAAAGAAGCTGAAACCGCTAAACAAAAAAACGAACTATTAAAAGAAGTTATAGAAAAAGCCACGTATTTCCGCGAAAAAGAATGGAAAGAAAGAGATCACTTTGAATTGGATTTGACACTAAAAGTACTGGCCATTGAGAACTAATCAATGGTCCGTTTTCGTGTATAGCGTTAATATGTGTATTGGTACAACCGTTAACCCTATACACATTATTTAGCGAAGATTACGTCGGTAAAAAATATTTACGAAAGTTTTTAAAGGAAATTACGAAGGACACGCAACTTTCGAATATCTGCCGCATAAGTTAATAGCGTAAGGCACGAGCGCTAGGAACTTGATAGAAAAGTATTACCGCCGATTTGGCGGTTTTTTACGACCTAAGCGATATGACCGATAGTAGCGATAACTGGCGCTAAATTCCGAAGGGAGGCTCGTTTAATGAGCAATAAAATTATCAAATCAATCTCTTTTAATATTACGAATGCAGAAGACGTAATTATGCTTAAAGCGATAAAAAAACGCAACTTTTCAGGCTACGTTAAAAAATTAATCATGGCGGATTTAAATATTCGAAAAGGTTTAATTTTTGACGAAATGAAGTCTGAAGAAAAAGGCGAAATTGCAGTAGAAAAGATAGACGATAAGCTTTCGATTGAACAACTTAAAAAACGCTCGCAACTAAATCAACAGAATAAAAAATCCGTTGATCAACCGCAAGCGCCGAAAGTTTTTAGACCGAATAACTAAAGTCGATCTTAAAGCCCTAATAATACCGTTACTGTTCCGATAATTGCTCCGCCAACTAATCCGATAATGAAAGTCATGTAAGTCAACTCCTTTTTCGTTGTTAACAATAGTATCACCCTTTTTTCTGTCATTATACACGAAGTTTACGACGATAACGAAAAAGAAAATTTTATTAGGAGGTCGTCATCATGGCGAAAACAGAAACGATAAAATGGAATGACTTCTTTAGTGGTGCGTACAAAGAGCCGAAGCAATCGGCTAAAGAGGCGATTAGAGACGTAATCGGCATCGTATCTTCTTCCGGATTGCTTTATAAAGTAATTTCAATGGAAACGGTAATGGCCGCTACTGCCGACGCAACTTTCGGAAATGTCCACCGCGCAATAATGTCCGCTTTTGACTGCGGAGCCGTAATTATAATCATCGTATCCGGCGGATGTTGGTCGTTAGGTCATCGCTCAAAAGCAATCGAAATTCTAATCGGAGTTTGTTGCGGATATGTGCTAGCGCGTCATGCGATTGATATTCGCGATTTCCTAAAAGGAATATAAACGGAGGTGTTCGTAATGAAAAAAGTTACGCCGAAAGTAACGCGCGATTGTAACGGTAAGCTGCGCGATGAACAAGGTAAATTCGTTAAGGAAACTAAAAAG